GTACCAGCCGATTGGACGGAAACGCATCAACTTGTCAACAATTGGACCGAAGATTACGTGTGGTTCTTCAGCAACTGCTTCTGCAAGTGCTTGCTTACCAGCAACTAGAGTACGGAATACACGTACGCCACCTGTTGAGTAAACATAGTTTGATGTTCCCCAAGTACCTGTTGTACCTGTTGAGCCTGAACCGTCAGTTGTGTTGAATAGACGTGGTGACTCTACGAACATTGCGCCTTCATAAGTTCCGATTGTGCCTGGCCAGAACTCGGCTGCACCTGTCTCAGAGTACTTATGATCGTCACGCCATCCGCCTGAGCCAGTCTCAGCACGAAGATCGTGTGAAACTTCTGGGTGGATACCACACCAGTAGAACTCGCCTTGGCGAGGTACTACCTTGTTAGCACGTAGTTTCGCTACTGCTAAACGGATATCACGAGACTTAATAACAGAACCTGAACCGATAGAGGTTTGTGTAGTTCCGTTTGTGTATGAACCAGCGTATGTGCTGATTGCTGAACCTGTTGCGCCAGTTTCTGCAATTACGTTTGAACCGAAGTTTAATTGACGTAATGCAACTGAGTCTAGAGAGTCAGCCATATTGAAAGCGATGATGTCAGCAATTGCTGGATCAACGTCAGACAATGAGAACAATTCTAACTTGCGAGTTGCAAGAGAAGCGTTACCGTATTCATTTAGTGTTACAGAAACTGTTGTTGTGTTTCCAAGTGCTACTGCATCTGGATCAGTTGTTTCTGTAAGTGGTGTTGTTGCTTGTGATAGATCTGTGTAGATTTGGAAAGCTACAGAAGATCCTGGCATTGCCTGTTGTACTGGGCGCTTATCTGCGACATCACGGATAAGAGGAACAGCACGGAGTGCAAATTCAACATAACGATCATAAGCGGTCTGTACTAAAGAAGTACCTAACGAACCACTTGAGGTATCGGTATATGCCATTTGTTCACCTCTTTCTTTGGGTGTTTATTGTGCTTGGATGGGTTAGTTGTTACCGACGACGGTTCATAGATTGACCAAAGACCAACATATCTAGTTCTTCTTTAGAAGCTGTACCAGATACCTTCGCAAGCAAATCAGCATCCCTTACAGGAGTATTTGCATTTTGCGTTGCAGCATTGATACGTTGATAGTTTGCTTTAGTTTCTTGTTTCGCTTCATCGGCTGGAGCATCTTCAGACTTAGATAAACCAAACACATCACTGTGTTCATTTAACCAAGCGTCAATCTGCTCTGGAGCAGTGACGTCGCTAGGTATAAACTTAGCGATCTTGTCAGGTACTCCTTTTGAGGCCAATACTTCTTTGACTGAACGGCTGCGTAGATCAGCCTGAATGTTTGCTAATTGCTCAGCAAGTTCTTTCTTTTCTTTCTCTGCTCGCTTTAAAGCTTTGCGGAGATTTGCAGGACCATTATCACCATCGGTGTTTAGGTCTATATCGTCTTCATCATCATATTGGTTTGCCATTTGGCACTCCCTTTCGTTTATCGTAGATACGCAAGCCACAGCACCTACAGGGGAATAGGTATCTGGCTCTTGCTACCAGTTTTTAAATACACGATTAGATACTGGTCGGTCTAATCGGAACCTAATTAAAGGATGCCTGTGTCTTCTACTCCAAGGCTTCCTTTGGATATTCCAGTGGATCCACTAAAGGATCCAATTTCTGCTTGTTTTAATTTTTCAATATTTGTCTTGGCTAACGCACCACCTGCTGTATTAAACTCTGCAGCCATTAGATCTTGTCCTACAGCCCCAGCATTTGTGCCATACATAGCAGCAAGTCTTTGTTGCTCAGGTAATGCTTGTGCAATATTTGCAAAGCCAGTTCTTGCCTGTGCTTGAGAAACGCCTTGTGCTGCTAACTCACCAGCAGTTTGCATACCAAGTCCTAGTCCTTGACGGGCAGCTTCGCCACCAATCTCAGCGGCTTGAACTTTTTGAGCAATTACATTTGCTGCGGTCTTAGGGTCAAGAACGTGAAGGATCATATCGCCCTTGCTTAATCCAAATTGTTGTTGAAGTGATTGTGTTACATATGGATCAGCATTATCAATTACAGCCTGAGCTGCATTGATACGAGTTTGAACTTCAGTTGGTGATACATCTTGAGCAATCAATTGACCTAATGCTGCGGTATCTTTGTAAACAGATTCTGGCAATCCTGCCTGAATCATTACATCTTTGTAAGATGCCTCAGTTGCTAGATATGTAGCAGGATCTAAGGCTGGCAAGCCTTGCTTTAAACGAGTCTGGTTGGCTGAGAATCTAGTCTGCCATTCAGGTTCGCTTTGTAATTTAAGCATAGCGGTCTGATCGCTGTAGCCATCAGTTGTAATAAGGCTTATATACTTATCACCAAGTGATGAAAGATCATATGTTGATAATAAACTTTTAGCAGTACTGATCCAGTTTGTTTGTTCATCTAATGCTTTTTTGTCAGCCTCTGCTTGAGCAGTTGCTTTATCAGCTGCTTGTTTGTTTAAAAGAACATTTACTAGATTGGTAGTATCCGCTTGTGTTTTAGTAAGTTCGGCTAATGCTTTATTAAAGTCAATACCAGAATCAAAAGTATCAGCCATTAACTAACCTTTCCTAGAGTCTTAAGCAATCCACCAACGCCACCCATTACAGTGTCACGAGCATTGTTTGTGTAACCCCAAGCAGGATTTGCCTTAACAGTCTTTTCAAAATCGTATAATGAAACTGGCTTAGGATTAGCAGGATCAGTACCACGAAGTGCATCTGTAACCATTTTGCCATATCCAGTTGTGTCACCAAGGTTTACTGTATCTGGTGAAACCTCAAGTAAGTTTGCTAATGTGTTGATATAAGGAGCAGCGATAGAACGAATAGTCATACCAGCATCTAATTGAGGTGCAAAGGCTGCGTAGTTTTCCTTAGTTGTTTTAAGGATATCTGCTTTCCAAGTATCTAAAGTTGACTTACCAAGAAGGATGCTTTGTGCTGCTTGGGTAAAGTAATCTTGTCCACCAGACAAGGTTAGTTTACTTAAACCATTATCATATGCGTAGGTCTTTAATTGACTTGCATAATCAAATGCTTGACCACCTGGAAGTGCTGTATTAATTTTACCTAATTCAGCAATATGGGTTTTAAGAGCTGTTGCATCTAAACCCTTACCCCAAGATTGATCTAATGCCCATTCAACAATATTGCCAGTTCTATCGTGTGGCTTATCAACTGTTGCTTCTATACCCAATTGATCTGGTGATAAAGCAATACCTTGAGCAACTGCAGTCTGAGCAATAAGAGTACGCATACGATTGTAAGAATCTGCGTATGTTCCAGGAGCAGATAATCTTGCACGCTCTGCTGCTTGCCAAGATTCTGCGTGAGTCTTAGACCAATCGGTATTTAAGAACTCTGCTTTAAAGCGATCTGCTGTCCAGTTTTCTTTACGTGCTTGTTCAAACAAAGCCTTAAGAGATGGATCAGAATTAATTAACGCTGCTTGAACACCGTATCTTGCTTGGAAGTCTGCAACTTGTTTAGCATCTGCGGCAGCAGCCTCAGCTGCTTTGTCGGCAGTAGATCCCTTTGGTTTAGCATTTCCTGTTGAACCAGTTTTATTACCAGTCGCACCTGCAGGATTGTTTCCGCTAGTTACTAATGTTCCAGTTCCTGATGTACCAGTAGCACCGCTAGGACCTGTAGCACCTGATGGTCCAGCAACTCCACCAGTTGTTGATGTTGCCTTTTGGCCAGTACTTCCTGACTCGCCTGATGGGCGAGTTTCAGTTGGTGTATCTACTGAAGGTAGTCCACGTTCTTTTCTTAAAGCATCTAAATCAGCCTTGGCTTTATTTAGTTTCTGTTGAATTGAAGTTGTATCATCGCCACGATCTTTGGCTTTTTGTAATTCATCTTTAAGATATTCAAAGTTTTTAGTTGATTGCTCAATCTTTGGATCTAAGTCTTTGTTTTTCTTTTGGGCTTCTTCTTCTTTAAGATCACCAAGAGCAGTCTTTACTGTATCGTCATACTTTGTTTTAGCATCTTGTTCTGCTTTGAGTGCTTTGTTGTAAGCGTCAAGCAAGGTCTTATAATTAGCATCGCTAGTAGATACAGCATCTAATTTTGCTTTGGCTTTTGTTGTGGCTGCGCCAGCAGTATTCCAAGTATTATAAGCGTTAAGAACATCAGCACGATTGTTTAAATATTT